ACCGAGTTAATGCTTGGTGATCTTGGTGGTGTTCAAACATTCGACGGACAGATTTATTATGATGAAAGTAAACAATCATATAAAAAGACCGTTGAGGAAATTGAATACTCTCTCGGTATTAAAATAACCAAAAAATTCCGAAGAAATGATTTATATGGTGTCGCTAAAAGATCTGCTGCCGCTTTAGCTGATAGATTTCGCGCAAAAAAAGAATCTATAGGTGCAAATTTTTTAAACAATTCGTTTAGCACGACACTCACTGCGGATGCTGTTTCCTTGTGCAATAGCACTCATACCTCCGATGTTGGTGGATCTAGCCAGGCTAATGCAGGATCTTCTTCATTTTCACCTGCCTCAGTGGCCGCTACTCGCCGGTTAATGATTAAGTATAAAACTAATCGCGATAATATTGCCCTTGACTTCCCGGATACTCTTATTGTAGCCACAGGTAATGAGGATGCTGGTCTTGAATTAATCTCTTCTGTAAAACAGGTTAATACCGCGAACAATAATCCTAACGTCCATAAAGGCCGTTATGAGCTTATTGTATGGCACAACTGGCTCACCGATGATGATAATTGGTTCATGGGAACTAAAAACTTAATGAAGGATTATTTTAAGTTTTATCAATGGAATCCGGTTGAGTTCTTTTATGCTGGTGATATTGATACGCTAACTTCAAAACATGCAGGTTATATGTCTTGTAATGTTAGCTCTCCCGATTGGAGACCTATATTCGGACATGAAGTTTCATAAGTAAAAATACAGACGGAGGGATAATATGGCTGTAAGAAAAGGAAGTGGAAGAGTTTTACGGAGAAAAATAATGCCTATATCACCTGCTGCGGTAGAAGCTCGGCAATATGAAATCAATCGTGATCAGGTGTATATAGACGGATTAAAAAAAGGTTCAACGGACTTAAAAGGAATCACGAGTTTTGAAGCAGGCGGAATTAATGTCGCGCAACTTGAACAGCAACTTGCGGTTAAAAAAAGGGCTTTAGCCGCGTTCCTTCCAAAAGAAGGAAGTGGAAAGCAAAAAGATAAAGCCTTAAAAGAGTTTAACCAAGCTAAAGCATACATCGAGAAACACGCTCTTACAAAAGAAGAAGTAGGAAAATGGCCTAAACTTGATGCTACCAAGAATCAAGAATATCGAGCAGCAGTCGATAAATCTTTTAATGAGGAAGTTAATAATCCAATGTTTAGAAGAATGTGTGAACAATTAAAACGCGCCGCCGGAATTCTCGATCCGACAAATAGCGCAATGCGAAACATTGATAATTACCGGAGGCAAAAGTAATGCAAAAAATATTTAAGTTTTTAGGTTTATTTCTTTTTATCATAATTGCTATTGGGTTTTATAGTGGTCTTATATCTGCCCGTGTTACCGGGAATATGCCTACAAATCCAGATGCCTTATGTGTTGGCGCCAGTGGTGTTGAAATCTGTATAAACTCTGACGGTGATCTAATACCTACTACGGACAATGCTGCTGATGTAGGATCTTCAAGTTTTGAATTTAAAGATGGGTTCTTTGATGGAACTGTATATACCGATGCTATAAGTAATTCCGGTGCTGGTGTTTTTAGCGGAACACTTGTTATACCTTCATCAACTGCTGTTCAAGGCGCATTTACACCTTCGGCAATAGGTCAACTAATGATAAATACAACTGACAGTGAACTATGTATATCAACTGGCATACTTATTTCCGACTGGGTAATCGCAGACGGTTCTGCTGCTTGCTCACATTAACAAGGATATATAAATGAAAAAAAACCTATTACTAATATTTTTTCTTACGGTGTTCTGTTCAGTATGTAGTGCCGCTCCGAAAAATGATATTTATGTAAAAAGGGTAAGTCAAAACCATGGCAATGAGCGTGTCCCTTTCGCTATATCGGTCGATTCAAATTCTTGGACTCAAATTCTTAAGGAGGATGAAAATAGGAGGTATTCCATTATCGAGGCTACTTCTACCACTTCAAATACTATTGTTTGTTTGTCTACTACGACCACAGCTTCTACAGTATGTAGTATATCATCTAACGGACAAAAATTAGGCACACAAAGATATTATTACGAAGATTATAGTCAAGCTGCTTTATACGGAAGAGTAGAAGACGCTTCTTCCGCCGACTTTACTTTGTTTGGAGAAAAAAGGCGCGATAGTAAGGATACTGCTACTGACGAATAGAGGGTATATGAGACTTTTTCTATTTTTTATTTTAATCGCAACCTCTGTTCCTTGCTCCTCCAAAAGCGCCTCAACATTAGTGACTGATACCCGGCTTTTGGCGAGAGATCCCTCCTCGCTTGGCCGGGTGCGGTTTTCTGATGCCCAGATTTTAAATTTCCTTAATGAAGCACAAGCCGATGCAATTGCAACAACTTTTTGTATTGAGAAAGAATATTCATTCGATACAGTTTCCGGAACGACTTATTATGCTTTAACTGATTCTTTTATAAGTGTAAAACGACTTCTTTCAGATAGTATGAAACTTGACGAAAAAAGTCCCGAGAAATTAGATAAATTATCATCTGAATGGGAGACAGTAACTGGCACTCCATTTAATTATTACATAAATTTCTCAAGTCGTACAAAAATAGCATTTTATCCCGTCCCTGATTCAGTAAGTTCAACAACAACTATTAAAATTGAGTATTTTGCGCGGGCAGACACAATGATTTTAACATCTACTCCCTTTAACGGAATAACCGAATTTAATTCATTCCACAATATGCTTTCATATTATGCTGCTGCTCAAATGCTTTATATTGATGGTTCTGTGACTGTTGGTGATCGATATATGCAAAGGTATACGTATCTTAAAAAAGTTTTTGGAAGGTCATGTAAAGCTCGGCCTACATATATGCCGAATATTAATATGTCACCAAAATAAGGATTATGAGACTAATAATTTTATGCCTACTCCTAAACCCTATATTACTCAAAGCCCAAACCCCGGCGATTGAGGCTTATCCTATTCCAAATTTTAGTCAAGGTGTTGTCACCCGTTATAACCCCGCCTTAATTCCTGAAAATTCAGTTCAATGGGCTGAAAATGTTTATTTTGATGTTGAGGGCGGTATAACGCGCCGGAAGGGTTATTCGCAATTTAATTCAAGTGTGTTTCCTGATTCTCAATCTGTCCGCGGGATATGGCCGTTTACTGCCGATGACGGCACAAGGTATATTCTTGCCTTATCAAGTGAAACAATTTATAAAGCCACTACAGATGGAGAATTTACAGCTATATCCGGGCTTAATGGGTTTTCAACAGTATCCGATATGGATGCGACTACTCTATCAGGTAAAATATGGTTCACAAATGGCACTGACGCTGTTTCTACTTGGGATGGGTCTAGTACTAGCACTGTGACCGAAGCGCCGCTTGGCGGGTTAATAGAGTCTTATAGGAATCGAATTATAATCGCTGGGAAGTCCGGGGAACTTTCAAATATTTATATGTCCGAGAATTTGGACGGCACCGAATGGACTATCGGACCGACATTAAACACATCTCCTATTAATTTACCTATCGGCGGTATTAACGGAAAACCTATCACATGTTTATATGCAGGATACAAAGATATTCTCTGGGCTTGGACCGAAGATGAGACCTGGGGTATTTATGGATTTGGTTATAAAGATTTTTCTACTCGGCAAATATCCCGGGAAGTTGGGTGTATTGAAGATAAATCCGTTCAAGAAAAAGATGGAAAATTATATTGGATGTCTCGACGAGGCGTTGAAGAAGCTACTGGGCAAACTTTTAATCGTATTTCCGATGGGAATAAAGATATTTTTGACACTATAATAAATAATTCCGCATTGTTGAGGCTTAAATTATATTCTTCTCAAGCTGAATGGGAAGAGGGGACCTTAGGAAATGAAATATCCGCTACAATTAGTCCAGCAAGTATCGTTCCGGCAACTTTCACAGTAACCGAAACTCAAGATTATGAATTTGATGAGGGAACATTGGTAGATGTTTCTACGGAAAATGTAAACTATGAAAATTCTATTGTTCTTTCCACTTCAAGTATCGAGTCTACATTCGATGACTTTTCTGATGGTAATTACACAAGCGATCCTATATGGACATGTGTTGGTAATACTGGTGATTGTGCTAGGGTATCAGTTGCTTCTGAACTGTTAATAATTAATGGGCTAAGTTGGGTTAATGGTTGGATAACGTTATCATCTCCTAATTCCTTAAATGGTATCCGTATTCAAAAAAATATATATCTAAATATGAATACTTGGGCGACATATCCCGACCCATATATAAATATTACTGAAATATTTCTTGTTGCTGATTCAACTACTCCATTAAATGGATATTATATACAAATTACTCACACACATCCGAATCAAACATATAAGGGTACTTTGAGTGCTAAACTATATAAAAGAGTATCTGGGGACGATATCCTTTTAGGTAGTGATAACTCATTATCAGTAACAGGGGATCTTCCTAATACCTACCTAGAATGTAATAATCTTTTTTTAGAAGGAGATAAATATTCTGGTACTTTTATCGCTTCCGATACATCGTGTGGATTATATATCTCAGGTTCTGGATTCACACCAGAGTATGATAATTCTTATTATGTAATTAATTCTTCATTTTCAAAAGAGTCTACTTATATTGATACTTTAACACAGGAATATACTTTCTACGACTCGACTGGAACTTATACCTCAAAAATATTTGATACTGGAATATCAACAACGATAGGTGGTCTGTTCGACGCTAACTTTACAACATCAACCGCTGAGGGCACAAGCTTAGATTTCGGGATTAGGGAAAGTACTTCTCCTAATAATGATTTATGGTCTGCGTTGTCGGCAATAACAGTTTCAACAGATACTCAAGCTCTTTCATTAACTGAGAGATATTGGCAGTTTAAATCTACATTTACAACCACATATAGTACCCATACTCCTATTTTAGCGGATTATACTCTCCAAGCTACTACAACCGGGCAATATATTGGGGAATGTGTAACAGCTACCGAAATTTCTTCATGGGGAAATTTTCAAGCTAATCAAATAATATCCGGAAATAGCTCAATAGAATATTATGTAAGTACCGGCGCGACTTGTGATTCAGTCGAGCAGTCAACCGCTACATGGAATTTACAGAAAAATAATGCCCCTATAACTGTTTCAACTGTTCCATATTTAGGTATTAAAGCTGTTTTAATTCCAACTGCTTCAAGCGAAACAACTAAGGTATTGGATTTTACAGCAAATTGGCAATCAGGGGCATCCCGCCCGCCTCTTGCTTCCGCTATTTATAATAACCGATTATATATTGCTTATACTACAAACACTTCTCTTGGATATAATGACTGGTTTGTTGTGTACGATAAAAATAACGCTCCAACTTTTTTAAGTAATATAAATTGTTATTCTCTTGGATTGTTTAATCGAAATATGTATTGTGGTGATTCTGCGTCTACCGGTAAGATTTATCAACTTGAAATCGGTGAGGATGATGACGGGGACGAATTTACTTCAAAGATAAAAACAAAAGCTTATGCTTTCGGTGATCCTAATGCTGAAAAGGAATTTGTAAAAGCGTATGCTATCTTTAGTCCGGAAGAAAATACGGCGCTCGATATTGATTTAACTCCTAAATATTATTTAGACCTTTCAACTACTGCTATAATATTAGATAATATAAATACAGGAGAAGATTCTACTGCCGGTATACTTGTAAGTAAAATCCCATTTTCTTTAGATAATAATATTTCCGGGAAATTTTTATCAATGGAGTTTACAAATACCGGAAAGAATCAACCGTTTACATTATTTGGACTTACATTTTATTTTAAAAAGTATGACGTTAAATAGGAGATTTTATGGCAGACTATGATGAATTTTTAAAAACACTACAACCAGTACAAAATCAAGATTTAGGGTCTATGGATGCTAGTTATGAAAATATCCAGAGATTACTGTCCGGCGGAGATAAAACATATTCCGGGATGACTATGCCCGCTGTGCTTCCTCTTTTAACTACTGAATCAGATCCTTACCTCCAAGAGTATATAAAATCTCTTAGGGTTTCAGGTGAAGATAGTAAAAAGCGCGCCGTGGCTGATGTCACAACTGAAAGTTTAAAGCGTGGTATTACAGGGTCAAATATTGAGATGGGAACAATCGGAGATACTGTTCAAGGAATGGAGCAGACCCAAGAGCAGGGAATTAACCAACTCTTAGCTCAAGAATCAGCTGGAAAACAACAGCAATTAGTTAATTTCTTAAAAGAAGCTTATGGGATTGATTTTTCTGCGCAAGCTGCTCAAAGAGAAAATGTCGCAGGAGCTATGGGCGAAAAAATGAATTTAGACGCTCAAATGAAAATGTTCCAAGATTCTTTAGACGCTCAAAAGACTAGTTGGTTGCAAGATTTAGCCCCTAGTATTATTGGTGCTACCGGAAGTATATTAGGTGGTCCTATTGGCGGTGCTGCTGCTACCGCGATAGGAAATCTTTTCAAAAAAAAGACTACTACTCCGTAAAATAAAATAACAGGAGATGTTATGGCAAGATATATACAACCCCCTAGTGGGCAATTAATGCAGGCTATGCTTCAAGCCCAACAGCAGAAAAGCCAAAGGCGCCAGGCTATTGGACAGTCTATCGAAGGCGTGGTTAAGAAATTTCAAGATGATAAAATAAAAAAACAAAACGCCCTTAATGATGCTATGTTTCAAAAAGCAAAAATAACTCTCGATTTTAGGTCAAAGTTTAATATCAATAAACCTGGTGGAACTCCTGCAACTGAGGAAGTGGCTAGAGTTGTTGGTGTTGCTCCCGGGACCCTTATTTCACGGAAAGAAGATAAGGTAAAACCTGTAAGACAGCATACTTTAACGGCTTCTGATCAAAAACTGATTAATACACAAGAGAAAACAATGGCCGTTGATATTTTTAAAACAAAATTTAATGCTGCTAATAAAATCGAGGCTAATAGAATTGCAAACTCAACAATGAGTATAAAAGATAAAGTAACTCTTTACCGAAATCTCGCTAATGATAATTTTGATTCTATGTGGAATTACGAAAAAAATACCGATGCACATAATATGAGAAAAGGACAGGCTGAAATTTATCTAAAAATGGCTGATGATTTAGTTCCTTCAAAATATTGGCTCGAGAAAAAAGATTATGAAGAAAAAACAAAAGATAAATGGTTCGGCTTCCCAAAAAGTAAAACTTTTAAAAAAGTAAAAGTTGAAATCAAAGAAAAAGGTGCTAAGAAAAAAACAGAAGTTAAAAAAGTACAACCTATAGGCGAAGTGGAAAAACCTAAAATTCCTGTAAAAACTAA